CACCACAACACCATTATTTACTTTTGCAAAATGTGCCATGTTGTTTCCTTATGCTGTGTATGTGCCGGAGCTTGTAAACGTGTGATAAGTGTAACCACCCGCAGAGGTTACTGTGCCACCTGTGCCACGTTGTGTGCCAAGGTAACGGAAGATAACAACACCTGAACCACCAGCCCCAGAAGGTCTTGTACCTGTAGTTCCGTAATTTGTTAATCCAGTAGCCCCGCCACCACTACCAGTGTTTACAGCGCCGGGGAGTCCCGTTACATCAGCAATAGCAGTGCCAAACCCGCCGTCACCACCGATACCAGAACCGCCGGGTGCTCTAGCAGTACCAGCCGTTTTAGTCCCACCGCCGCCGCCCCCAGCATAGAAAGTTCCTAGTGATAACCAATCTGTACCATCACCTCCTGCACCTCCTCTAGAATTGTCTGAGAGACCGTTCCCACCAACAGAGCCAGCACCGCCACCGCCGCCTCCGTTTCCAGCTTGATCTGGAGAGCAGGTTCCTCCATTGTTCCCTTGTCCAAGAGTTCCCGCACCAAATGTTGTTCCGTTGCTCCCGTTCCAAGAAGCGCCTCCACCAGAACCCCCTGAACGAGCGTTTTGATAACCTTCTGTCCCGTTGTACCACCCGCCAGTTCCGCCGCCAATAGGCTCTAGGTTAAATGCAGTTGTATTTGAGCCTGCATTACCTCCCCCGTATAAAGGTGATTGATATGCCGCACCACCAGCACCGATAACTATTGGATATTCACTCCCAGCCTCTATTGCGGTTGAACCTGAAAGTAAGCCCCCTGCTCCACCCCCGCCAGCAGAAGCTGTATTTGGTGTCCGAGCACCAGATGCACCGCCAGCAACAACAAGGTATTCAATTTGGTATGTTGGCTTTTGGTTAAATGCAACCCAAGCTGCCATTGAAGTTGAGTACCACTCAAGTGTCCCTGCCGTGGTGTTAAAGCCCATTTGACCATCTACTGGGTCAATAGGTCTTCCAGCAGTCGTCCAACTAGCGTTTGTAATCCCTTTTGTTGGGTCTAATATTATGCTCATGGCTTTGGATACTCCTGTTTCACTGCGGCAATCTGAGCCTTCCAAGCGTCAATGCCTTCGTGGTAGATTTTGTCTAGCTGGTCAGCAATTGATGGGTAGGCTTGTGCCCTTAGTTCTGCGTAAGTAGGCAACACTGGTTCTGGTAGGGCGGCAATTTCTTCCGCAGTCATGTCTACAATTTTTTGTACACCAGTCTGTACGTTAACTTCAATTTTTTGCATTGTGTGTCCTTATTCGTACATGATGTTAATAGAGCCAGCGTCAAAGGTGTCTGTGCCATTTGCTGTAGTAAGTCTAACTCTATCTAACACACCTGCAAGTGTTAAAGTGCCGCTGCAAGTGTAGATTGAAACATTGTCTTCCCTTGCCGCAATCGCAGAGAAATTCCAAACATTTGAACCCATATGAGTAAGCACCGCCGTCCCATTTTGACTTACACCTGCGGCTGTCGCATTTATTATTGCAAAACTAGTAGAGTAAGCCAGCCCTGCATTAGTTTGAGCAGTTTGCGCTCTGTTCACAACGCCAACATATCCTGTACTAATAAATGCTCCGTCCCCAATTCTGAAACCGACTACCGCACTGCCGTTTGTACTTACACCTTTAAACACCATAGTAATCCGCTTCGCCCAACTAGGTATCCCAGTAAAGTCAATTGCTGTTCCAGATGTAGAAGCAACCGCAGTTCCGGAAGTTAAAGGGTTAGGGACACCAGTAACGCCAGTTAAGTCACTCGCACTCGTCAACACCGTCCCAGCCTCGTCAGGCAACACAAGCGTCCTGTCGGTATTGGTCGCTGGAGACTCAAGGGTAAAAACCCCTGTGCCTGTCGTAGCCCCTTGAATTGCTATATTGCTCATACATCATCCTCCGATGGGTTTGGGTCATAAAAACTGCCATCAGCAGCTTGCATAAAACCAGTACCGACCCACACTGATTCATCAACCACCACGTAAGTCATACCGGAAGGTGCTGGGTTACTAGGTTCGCCTACGCCAACATTAACCACAACACCATCTGAATTTAAAATAACTGTTTTCATATTAGTAGTACACCGTAATTCTTATCACGCCTTGATAACCAGCGCCGCCATTCCTGTTAGCCGTAGAGTCATCTGTTGCCGCCCCGGAACCACCAGCGCCATAATTTGTTGCTGATACACCATCCAAGGAATCATTAGATGCTTGATTACCTTGTGGCCCATTGCCGAGTTTTGACCCACCACCAAAACCACCGACAATAGCGCCCCATATATCACCCCGGTATCTTAGTCCTCCGGGTTGACCTGAAATGTTTAGATCACCGCCTGTTGCAGAACCACCATTGTTATTGCCATAAAAACCGTCGGTAGTACTAGGAGTTATGTTTTGACCACCCGGCCCACCGCCTCCAGTTAAAGAACCAAAACTACTATCACCACCAACGGCTCCATCGTTGGCTGCAACACCTCCAGCACCGCCAGCGCCAACCGTGTATGTATATGTTGCGTCTGGAGAAACAATAAACTTTTCGGCACAACCACCGCCAGCGCCACCGCCACAAGCCGCCGCCTCTGAACCGTTGCCATCTACACCACCGCCGCCACCGCCACCACCAACAACTTCCACATACAAGGCTCTCGCACCTGTTGGTGTTGTGTAAGTTGCAGCAGTACCAGTGGTTAGGTAAGTAATACCACCAAACAAGTAACCACCAGCGGCATCAGGCAGCGTAATCCCAGTTGTTCCGTTTAAAACTATACTCATATAATCCCCTTAAAGAACTAACCAGCGTGAGCCAGTTGGTACTGTTACTGTCGCGCCAGAGTCAATCGTAATTGGCCCAGTGCTTATAGCATTCTTACCACTTGTGATAGAGTAGCTATTAGTCACTGTTTGACCATTCTCGTAAAAAACATCATCAGTAGAAGCACCAGTAGCGCCCCCACCCACTTGAACAACAGAACCACCACTGTTCTTAGTGTACATCTTCCTATCTTCGACGTTTAACGCCAGTTCTCCTACAGCTACATCTTCAGTAGCTGGAACAGAACCTGATGTGGTACTGTTCTTAATAATAATCGTGTTAGCCATTAGTATGTTCCTCCATTAATGGTCGAAGTCCATGAAGCATTAGTTCCATCTGTTGTTAAAAAAGTTCCTGCATTGCCAGTTTGACTAGGTAGTGAATCAACATCAGCCCAAGAAGCTACTGTCCCGTCTGTTGTTAAGTATTTACCAGTGTTGCCTGTTTGAGTAGGTAAGGCATCAACAGTAGTCCACTCGGTATCGTAATCAGTAGCGCTTGCTTTGGTTAAAACCTGACCAGTCGTACCGCCAACAACAACACCAGCCCCTGTTGCACCTGTCTCGCCCTGAATACCCTGAATACCTTGGATACCTTGGATACCCTGAGCACCAGTGTCTCCTGTTTCACCTTGGATACCCTGTATACCTTGGATACCTTGGATACCTTGGTCACCTTGAGGGCCTTGGTCACCTTGAGGGCCTTGAGCACCTGTATCACCAGTGTCACCTTGGATACCTTGGATGCCTTGAATACCTTGTATGCCTTGGTCACCCTGAATACCTTGGATGCCTTGATCGCCTTGCGGCCCTTGAGCACCAGTGTTTCCTGTTTCACCTTGTACCCCTTGAGGCCCTTGAGGAATAACAAAAGCTAGTGCCTGTGCTCCGGCAAGACCACTAATAGTTACTGAGGCGTTTGTTCCTACGGCTCCAGTGGTGGTAGAGTTAACAGTAAGTCTGGAAGCGTTAGAAGCGTCTACAACCGCTTGTTCTGCTTCTGTAGCGGCGGTCTCAGCACGTATCGTGAGGGCTGTAACAGCCGAGATGGAAGCATCGTTTGTTGCATCTCCACTCCCCCCAACGCCACGGTAAATAGCCATTATTTAGTTCCCTTAGGTTTAGTTTTTATGGTCTTTACAGGAGGACTCTTTTGTATTTCTTCTTCTATTACTTCTTCGTAGTCTTCTTGCAAACGAACCTGTTCAATGTCATATTCATTATGAAATTCTACAAAATTACCACTCTGTTTACATCTAAATTTAGCCATAGAATCTCCTAGTTCATTTAGTCCCCTCTTAGGAAGAGACTAAAGGAACGGGGCTGCTCATAACAACCCCGCTGTTCTACTTAGCTATCAAGCAGCCATTGCGATTGCAACAGCGGCTTCATCACGCAGCTCTTTTACGCCATACAGCATGTCAGAGGTGAACAATGTTGCCAAGTAGTCTTGCTTGTACTGAGTCTGTGCGCGAACGCCCATCTGCTCTGCCAACACAAAAGCGTCCTTGTGGAACATCATACCAATACGAGCATCGCCAGTAGCGGTCTCGCAGTTGGTAGAAACGTAAACCTTCACGCCATAGACGTTACCAATTTGACCGTTACGGATAGTGTTGTTAGAACCAACGTCACCCACAAAAGCTTGCTCAGTGAAACGAGCCAAACCCATCATCACGTTACGAGCTACAGGGGGCAGGACCAAACAACGATTGTCCATAGGCACGTCTGCATCATCCAACGTCTGGATAACCTTACGGATACCAGCGTCAGTGATTGCAGCTTCGTTACCGCCCGTGTACAGGGTAGTACCGTCAGAAGCGATAACAGCCTTGTCATAAGCAATAGTACCGTTACCACCTTGAGCACCACGGCCCAATTGAATCAGGTCGGTATCTACTTGACGAGCCAAAGCGTAGCCAGCATCAGCAGTATAGAACTGACGCAATGAAGACAGAGCTTGGGTCTCTGTAATGTCTTCAATAAAGCGGCTGTACTCATAGTGCTTGTTAACCAACACTTGGATTTCGGTCTCAGCGTCTGCTTGGATCGTAACTGCGGTTGCAGCTGCTTTCACAGCGGCGTTGCCACGGGTAGGCTTAGGGATGTGCAAGGTATCGCCCTTTTTGCCCTTGAAGGACATCTTAGAGACGAGGTTTGCCATAACGAGGTTTTGCTTGTAGGCTGCGATAATTTCGTCAGACCACAATTCTGGGATAAATACACCAGCGTTTGCTTTGGTTACTACACTACTTGCGCCGCCGGGATATGCTGCTGTTGCCATGATAATTTCCTTTTAAAAATGTTTTATTTAACTCGACCTTCGGAATAAGCTCTCATGATTTCATCAGAAAGTGCTTGATACCGATCAGGGTCTCGTCGCATGAGTTCAATGATGTCGGAGCGTCGGTATGTCTTCTTAGAACTCTCTCCAGTGCCTTTGCTGCTTCCGGTACTAGCGGCTTTTATTGCCTGCTTACGGGAAACCTTCTCAACATCAGCGGTCTGTTGTACTACATTTTGTCTTTCTTTCCATGTAGATAACAGTTCACTGGCTGCGTCAAAGTCAAACCGTTGATCAGCACGGACATATAGCTCTTGGCGAACCTTACTGTTCATCACCCAGTCTTGAAACGAACTACTTTGTATAATGTCCGTATAATCAGGATGACTTGCTTTAAGGTTGTTTAAAGCTTCTGCCTTTTGCATTCGGGACGCAAGCTCTTCAGCTTGACGTACCTTAGGGTGCTTATCAATAGCTCTTGCTACAGCTGCATTGGGATCGTCATAAAAATCGATCTCTTCTTCTTCGACTTTAGGGGCTTGTTGTGAGATGGTTTGGGCGCGAATGTAATCATCTACTACTTTACGAAGTTCTCCAACTTCACTCCCTTGCTTACCCATAGCCCTTTCGGCCTCTTGGTGCATACGAACAATGTCTTTAACAGATTTGTTCTTATACTTCTCAGGAATGTCGTCTTCATCTTCGTCTTGGTAAGAATCAGCGGTTTGCTCCTCTAAGGAATCCTCTGTTTCTGTATCGAGGGTATCGAATTGCTCGTCCTCGGTTGCTTGAGATGTATTCTCGTCTTCATCAATAAATGTTGCCATATTGTACTCCGTGCTCTAAAGCATTGTGGAAAAGAAACTAGTGCTTGTGCGTTAAGCGGCACCTTTTTGTTCTGCTTTAATCTTCTCAGCACGTTTTCGTTCCCATTGCATTGCTGCTCCGGGAAAGTCGCCAGTAACGCCCTCAAGTTTTACCATTGGCGTGCTTATGATTCTTTCAGCAGTTTTGTCACAGATCGGACAGTGGGTTGCCCGGCAAGCCGAGTCCACTAATTTGTCTGACAAGTGACCGTCTTCGCAAACAAACTCAAATATACGTCTAGCCATTATCTTCCTCCGAT